ATCAAAGACAATCAACATGATATTCTAATCCAAAAAGTTATTATCGAAGTTCCTCAAACTAAGTTCAACTGGCATAAGTCTCAGCATTCTACCACCTCGGCAAATGTAGGCGGAATATATCGAGAGGCTAATTTATTGGCTGATGGGATTGAAAAGCTTGGAATAAAAGTAACAAGACAACATCCACAAGGCAAGACTACCCATGACCAGATTAAAAGACTTACAGGATGGAATAAATCAACAAACGAGCATACCAGAGATGCAATAATGTTATGTTGGGGGTATTAATATGAATCACCATTACACAATACGGGCCAAGGATAACATAGATAAGCCTTTAAGACATCTTTTATACCTTGCCCTACTACTTGCATGGGAAATGTATCATAAGCCTTTATATGGGCTAATTTTGGCTTTTGTGATATTGAATATATTGTGGCCTGTGGAATTATGAGCATTGAGCGATCTAAGGCGAAAGCTTTACGACAGATGCCAGCGCCTGAAGAGGTGAAAAGAAGCAGGGGAAAAAAGAAAAAACCTTTTGTGGTAGAATATAGATATATTGGCGCTTGCGAATTCCTCAACAAAGAATGGAGAAAGTATAAAGCATATACAAGTTTAGATGTCGCTGAAGCAGTTACAATAGAGCAGCAAAGGAAATTAGGACATTTGTGGGAATTCAGACTAAAGGAGGCATTATGAACACCCCAGAAGATCTACGTATTAACGACTATGATAAACTAAAACGCATATATGACTATTGTTCCGAAGTTTACGCTGGAGGTCACTTGGTAGTCACTAAAATTAACAAGGGGAATAGTTGCTTAGAATGCTTTGAACCTCTGGCAGCGTGTATATGTGAAAAATAATTGCCCAGGTCATGATGGAATTAATATGTGAGTTATTCTAATAATTGGAATAACTGAAAGGGGAGAATGATGGAGGAGAATTGTAGATTTCTAGGCGATTGCAGACTGCCGTATGATATGTGTAATGAAGAGTGTGACTTGTATCAGGAAAAGAAACATTCATATTCAAATTGTAAAGATCCAAAACATTGTAGCATTTGTGAAGATGAAGGATATGGAGATTTCCTGAAAGGGCAAGCAGAGGAATAAATCTTGACAACGGGTAATAATAAATATATACTTTAGGAACATAATAATTCAACGGTCGTGCCGGACTGTGTAGGAATTGAGTTTGTCTTATTGACAAACATACCCTCTTTAATCGGAAACGGCACTTTCTGATTTTAGAGGGTTTTTATTTGGAGGGAATAATGGAAACATTGATTGAAGATTTAAAAAAGTATTTATCTAATCTTGATATTGACGGAAAAATAGCAGCTATCAATCGGATAAAGATAGAGCTGCATAATGAAAGTCCGATGAAGAGTGAGCCTGTTGATTGCGTATTATGGGTTAAAAACGATTTAGTTGAAGCTAATGACTACAATCCTAATAGTGTAGCGCCTCCAGAGATGGAACTTTTGAGGCATTCAATTTGTGAAGATGGATATACCCAGCCAATAGTTGCATGGAGTAAAGAAGAGAGCTTTGAAGTTGTAGATGGATTTCATAGGAATAGAGTAGGCAAAGAATATGACGACATAAAGCAGAGAATCCACGGCTATCTCCCGTTAGTTGTTATAAACTCTACCAGAGAAAATAAGAACGATAGAGTTGCTGCAACAATAAGGCATAATAGGGCGAGAGGTAAGCACAAAATAGATGCAATGGCTGAAATAGTTTTAGATTTGAAGCGGAGAAATTGGTCGCCAAAGAAGATAGGTAAAGAGCTTGGTATGGATCAAGATGAAGTTTTAAGGTTAAGTCAAATTACTGGCCTTGCTGAAATGTTTGAAGATTCTGAATTTTCAGAAGCTTGGGAAGCCGAACAACTAACAGATAAGGACTACATCGGAGACTATGAGCAACTTGATTGAGAGAATATATCATCCTTACTGGAAGTGGGAAGAGGTTAAATATAATATGTGGGGAAAGGTAGACAATAGAGATTACTTCCTGCAAAAGGCCATTAAGTTTACTGGAGATCATAAGCTATATGGCGACTTCATGGTGCAAGTAGTCAATCGATGGAAATATTCATGTGAGCATAATTTATCTAATGTGACACAAAACAGAAGAGCGTGGATAGGGCATGCTGCTTGCGCATTAGCCTTTAGATGTCCTGAAGATATAATAAGGGAAGCATGGGGCCACTTAACTGAAGAACAGCAAATATTAGCAAATAATGAGGCTGATAAGGCTATAGAATATTGGGAGAAAAAATATGCCAAAAAAGAGATTAAATAAATCTGTTTATATTGCAGCGCAAGAGCGTATATCATGGACATTTGATAATTTTGAAAAAATATATTTGTCTTTCAGTGCTGGTAAAGATTCGACAGTTATGTTGCACTTGGTCGCTGAAGAGGCATTGAAGAGAAATAGGAAATTTGGATTATTATTAGTAGACTTAGAAGGGCAATATAAATTCACAATAGAACATGCCTTAAATCAATATGACAAATATAAAGACATTGTAGAGCCTTATTGGATATGCTTACCTATATCTTTAAGAAATGCTGTTAGTGTTTATGAGCCTAAATGGATATGCTGGGATAAGGAAAGAAAAGAAGACTGGATTAGATCTTTGCCAGATAATTGTATATCAGATGAAAACTATTTTGAGTTTTTCTATCACGGCATGGAGTTTGAAGAATTTGTTCCTTTGTTTGGGGAATGGTATTCTCAAGGCAAAAATTGCGCTTGTTTTGTAGGTATAAGGGCCGATGAAAGTCTGAACAGGTTTAGAACTATAGCAAGCAATAAAAAGACCACTCTTCATGGTAAGCAGTATACAACTAAAGTTACAGATAGCGTGTTTAATGTGTACCCAATATATGATTGGAAAACAGAAGATATATGGACATATCATGGCAAGTTCAAAGATAAAGAATATAACAAGCTTTATGACTATATGAATAAGGCTGGATTATCTATTCATCAGGCTAGAATATGCCAACCCTACGGAGACGATCAGAGAAGGGGCTTATGGCTATTTCATTTGATAGAGCCTGAAACGTGGGCCAAGATAGTCGCAAGGGTTAATGGTGCTAATTCTGGAGCATTGTACATTCAAGAGAATGGCAATATAAACGGTTACAATAAAATAACAAAACCGGATAATCATACATGGCAGAGCTTTGCCAGAATGTTTTTAAATTCTCTCCCTCCAAAAACTAAAGAGCATTACGAAAATAAGATATTATTATTTTGTAAGTGGTGGGAGGAAAAAGGCTACCCTGAAGGGATACCAGACGCAGCGGATTACAACTTGGAGCAGAAGAGAGACGTTCCATCATGGAGGAGAGTATGTAAATCATTATTAAGGAATGATTATTGGTGCAAGGGATTAGGATTTAGCCAACATAAAAGTGAGGCTTATACAAAGTATCTTGATTTGATGAGAAGAAGAAAGCTAGATTGGAATAGAACTATTTAATTGACAAACAAACCTATACCCGATACAATGTAGGAACAATTTAATCATTTAACAGTCATGACGGGACTGGCAAGAAATAAAGTTTGTCTTTACTGGCAAACATTGAAACCCCATGAAGGAGCCGTCATCTCCCGATTGGGGTTTCGTCTTTTAAGGAGGTGATGATGGCTTTAACAAAATCAAAAGGTAATATGTATCCGTGGGTGACTCACACCCATACTCACATCGGCGGTGAATGTCCACATAAATGCTCATACTGTTATGTTCAGGCAATGGAGCGCCGATTTAATGGAGGTAAGTATCAAGGGCAATTAAAGCTACACGAAGAGGAATTTGAAGTTAATTACGGTAAAGGCCGGACTATATTTATTGAGCATTGCAACGATATGTGGGCTGATAAGGTGCCAGACCGATGGATTAGAAATATACTTAATCATTGCCAATCATACCCTGAAAATATATATGTATTTCAGACAAAAAACCCGAGACGATACCACAATTGGATAAAGCACATACCAGCAAATAGTATTTTGGGGTGTACTATTGAATCTGACAATGTTAATACTAACGGGAGTGTACCAAGCCCACAAAAGAGAGTAAAGCCAATGTGGTTACTTCCTCCATTGTTCATTAAATTTATTACCATAGAGCCATTATTAAAAGGCAATATGAAAACACTTGCAGAGTGGATAATTAAAATCAATCCTGATTTTGTTAATATAGGTGCAGATAGCAAAGGGGCAGGGCTTAAAGAGCCGACTTCCAAAGAGGTAATTTATCTTATTGAAAAAATCAAAAAGGCTGGCATCGAAATAAAGCAAAAGAGAAATCTTGATAGATTGCTAAAATGAAAGACGGAAACTGGATAGCCCTACATAAAGAGCTTAGATATTTCTTACCGCATGGGAGGCCATATACTTTGCTAGAAGCTGTGTTTAGTTACACCTTAGATGTAGACAATAAGAAGGCAGGGACTATCTCAGGCTATTCAAAATTATGGGGATGGGATCGAAAGAAAGTAAGAAGATTTGTTCAAGAAATGGGGACACCTTCGGGACACTTCAGGGACAGGGATGGGACAGGTAAGGGACACGACATATATATAAAAATCAATAACTTGCAAGATCAAAAGGACACCAACGGGACAGGGAAGGGACACCAACGGGACAGGGACGGGGACACTACTATAAATCCTAATCCTAAACCTAATCCTAAAAAGAATAAAAACATATATGTAAATTTTTCTGATCTTAATATTGAAGCTTGGCAAGAGTGGAGAGCTTACAAAAGAAAAATCAGGGATGATTATAAAACTGAAAAAGGTGAGAAAGCAAAGATCGAGAATTTAATTAAAATTTCAAAAGGTGATAAGGCATATCAGGCTGAACTAATTGAACATGCTATTACTGAAGAGTGGAAGGGTATCTATATACCAAAAGCAAATAGTAAAGGAGGTAAAAATGGAAAGCATACAGGGCTTGGTGAAAAAGACTACAGAAAAGGTGTCGGAGAAGATGGAACCTTCTGACAGGGAATTTTGTACTAAACATAATATGAAAAGAACTAAACATGAGATATTCGATCATGTTGTATATTCTTGCAGCGAGTGTAGCAAGGAAGAGGAAATAGCCGAGAAGGAGCGCAAAGAAGAAGAAAGAAAAGAGATGGAGCAAAGAGAGATTAATAAAAGGCTTCATAATTCCATGATTACGCCTAGATTCAGGGATAAGAACTTGGATAATTACATATCAGAAAACGAGGGGCAGAAAAAGGCCTTGAAGATAGCGAAATGGTTTATAGACAATATAGAAAGTGCTCCGAGTCTTATTTTCCTTGGCAAGCCTGGAACCGGCAAGAATCATTTAGCCTCTGGGATAGTCAAAGAGGTTATCAGAAACCATAACAAGACGGCCTTAGTCACGGAAGCTATTAAGATAATCCGCGACATTAAAGAATCATGGCAGGACAGGGAACTGAAAGAACATGAAGTGATCAGAGAATACATAAGGCCGGATCTTCTGGTTATTGATGAAATAGGTGTCCAGTTTGGCAGCGATACCGAAAAGCTTTATTTGTCCGAGATAATTAATGACAGGTATAATTATAAAAAGGCTACAATAATTCTTGGCAATCTCACTAAAGACGAACTGGCAGAGACAATAGGCGATAGAATACTTGATCGCTTCAGGGAGAACGGCAAGATGTTTATATTTGATTGGGATAGTCATAGGTCGAAAGTAAATTAATAATTATAAAGAAAATAGGTTATTGGGAAGAAAGGTTATAAATCATGCAACCTTTAATGGAAAAATTAGAATCGGAAATACCGAGAGGCGTATATTGTAACCCAGACAATTCAATGCACCCTTCTTTAGAAAGGAATTGCCCGTATAATCCGATTGCTATTTATTGCACCCTGCATGAAGAGATGAAAGATCGGAATAAGAAAATATGTGGGATTAACGAATGATGGAAGAAAGGTCAATATAACAAATAAAATTAAGGAGCAAACGGATGAACGCAGACATATCAGAGACAGTAAAATTATATCGCGAAAGAGAAGAAGCTGCCAAGAGGCAAAACGAAAATACTGTCCACTTGAGTGATGGGCTAGAAGGTTCTATCCGGAAGGCAATAAAAAAAGATGCTGTAGAATTTGGAAACGCCCTCAATGATGCTGGGTGGAAATTTAATGAGGCTTATCAAAAAATAATGGGGGAATCACCTAGCGGGAAACTATTCAATAACTGCAAAGCTATTTTGAGAGAGTGCATCATTGAATACATTGAAAAAGTTAAAATAGCTGCTAGCCAGTCCGAGCTCGAGCAATGGGTTATCACAGAAGGCCCATTAGAGTCGGTATATGGAAGCTCATATTGCAAGTATAGCCTATTGGAAAATAACCAAGCTAGATTATACCGTAACCAAGAAAAGATATATGGCAAATTAGAAGATATATTATCTCTAATTAAGAAAGAGTTATAACCCTGAGATATGCCCAGCATATCGACTTGTTATATTGCCGGATAAATTAACCAATGGAGGGAGTCATGAAAGATATATTATATAGGGCATGGAATGTAGAAAACAAGGAGTTGGTATATTTTAATCCTGAAAAAGTATTGAAAGATCAGTACCAAGCAGAGGCATTATTAAATCTCATGTTTAATCCTGAAATGTCTGGGCTACTGATGCAATACACCGGCCTCAAAGATAGGAACGGAGTTGAGATATATGAGTCTGATGTGTTAAAGCATCCTAGTGGAGAGACATTTGTTGTCGAATGGAGAGACAGCTACTGTGCGTTTAGAGCATGTTATATTGAGAATGATGGGGTCACTGATGACGATTCAAATCTTGCACTTCAGGTAGATGACATGGGGCAAGCTATTGTTATTGGGAACATCTACGAGCGTCCTGATTTAATGAAATAACCCTAACAGAGTATTACAAGTCGTTGGATGATTTGGAGAGTAAGCAGGAGAGACTATTTAAGTAAGGGGGATTTATGAGTGATTGTGATGAACAGAAAATTTACGAAAAATATAAAAGAGAGAAAAAGGTTGTTCAGATAGAAGTAGAAAAATTCTATATTGATAGTGTTCAGGTGTGTTGCGCTTGGTGGGGAGATGGTTATCACGATAGAATGATGTGCAGATTTTATGGAGCAAGAAATTTAGGCGCTCAACCTGTTTGCTTGGCAATGGGAGAGGATTTACGAGAACGCCATGACAAAATAAATAAGGTGCCAGATTTTTGCATTTTGCACGACTAACGGGATTGAGTAAGCAGGAAACATTGGAATTAAAACAACCTTTTTCCTGACATCGGGAATATGGTGGAAACACTGAAATTAAAATAGGAGGGGATGATGAAACAAGCGCCTACAATATGGAAATTAAAAGAACTTATTGAGCAAATGCAAAGCACCCAAGCGGAGATAAACGGGAAATGGGTACCAGCAAGACCTTTTGGCTCGTTTAGCTGGAGGAATAGATTAAAGGCAGTATGGTCAGTATTTACAGGGAAAGCCGATGTAGTAATATGGCCTGAAGGTCAATAGTATTTAAGAAATTAAAATAGGAGGAATAAAATGGAATTAATTGAATACATAAAGAAAGCAAAGCAAGAACTCGATGATTTCGCGCAAGAGTATTTGAAGGGGCATGAATCTGAGCCTGAACTATGGCCTCTTGATATGGATGAAGTAGATTGGGGGGATCAAGAATTGACATCTAGATTCGGGCAAGTGTGAACATTGAAATTAAAATAAAATGCGAGTCGGTAGCTCAACTGGTAGAGCAACGATCTCCAAAATCGTAGGTTGCAGGTTCGATTCCTGTCCGATTCGCCATAAAACATTAATTAAGGGAGGGGATGATGGGTAAGAATAATAATAAAAAAGGGTATAAAATGCGTATAGATATATCAGACAATGCAGCAATAGTAATTTTATTTGCAATAATTACAATAGGTGCGAGTTTGATTGCAATTTTCGGCAAATAAATCCTTGACAAATAAAAGCCAATAAGAGATAATTACTTATCAATTAGCCTTTGGTAGGGCGAAAAGACAATGACAAATCAACTTAAACATACATATACCCTCATAAGGTCGGATAATCCGAGCAGGTTCCTATTGTCGCCTGCCTACCAATTTACGGAGTCTGGCTTTGTGGGGGTTTATGTGTCTTTAAGGAGGGAAGGATGAAGAAGTCAGATAGTTTTTGGATGATAACTCTGTTTTGGGAAGCTCACACAGGGCAAGATGGGTGCAGGTATGAAGGTGGATATGAAACATGTTGCATTAAGGAAAATGTAGTTGATTATATGATTGATTATACAAAGGAATACGGATCAATTGTAAAGCTGATTAATTCATTGCCTATAAATGAGGAGCAGTTCCGAAGATGGGTAGATAGATAGTATTAACTACAAATACATTAAGCCTTTTATAATTAAATAGGGAGAGAGAAATGGGAATGTTAAAGAAAGCCACAAATAAGATGGCATATGCAAAGGTAGGATTGTACGGTGATGCAGGAAGTGGAAAGACAAAGACCGCTGCAAAGATAGCAATAGGACTATATAAACACGCAAAGCTAACTAAGCCAGTAGGTATGTTTGATACTGAGCCTGCTGCCTCTTTTATCATACCTGATTTTGAGAAGGCTGGGATTCCGTTTCTTGTCTATGATGAGTCAAGGGCTTTAAAGGATCTGATGACTTTCATGGATGAGGCAGAAAAGGAGTGCGATATAGTAATTATTGATTCCATCACTCATGTATGGAGAGATTGCCAGGATTCATATCTTAAGAAACTAAACGAGACACGGAAGAAGAACAACAAGAAGCCAATATTCCAGCTTGAGTTTCACCACTGGAAGCCTATCAAGGCAGCGTGGGCAGAATTTACAGACCGCTACTTGTCATCAAAGGTTCATGCGATAGTATGTGGTAGGGCCGGAAGTATCTATGAATATCAGAAAAACGAAGAGTCCGGCAAGATGGAACTCATAACAATGGGAACCAAGATGGCTACAGAGAAAGAGCTTGGCTATGAGCCTTCCCTGTTGATCGAGATGATTAAGCACAGGGTAGATGGCAGGATAATAAACAGAGCCTTGGTAGAGAAAGATCGTGCCGATTTACTTAATGGTAAGGAGATAGACTTCCCAGACTTTGAAAAGCTTAGTCCTCATTTCAAGTTTCTCAATATAGGCGGTGAACACTTTACATCTATGAATCAAAAGGATTCAATGGATTTGTTCACAGAGGAAGGTGACGACAACTGGAGCCACGAAAAGAGGCAAAGAGAAATTCAGTGCGAAAGGATTAAGTCTGTATTGATAGAATATGATATGGATGGCTCTGGCAAAGAAGAAAAGAAGAACAGGAATACTTTGTTAAATACAGTTTTTGGAACTGGAAGCTGGACAGAGATTGAAAACATGAAATCCGAGAAGATCAGAGAGGGTTGCAACACCATGAAGGAATTATTAAGCACCAAGAGGGCGGCTGAAGAGGGTGCATGACTAAAGAAGAAAGACAACGTACCTTACAACAAAACAAGGCTTTGTTCCTTTTTTGTACGCAATTATCTAAAAAGCTCAATGAGGCTGGTTTGGATATGAAAACTGTATTGAAGCCGGAGATAGATATTCCTTGGACTAAAGCCACTGTAAAAGATCATCTATGGGACCCGATACTAGAGGCAATGACCAAGAAAACATCAACTACTAAAATGAACACGGTTGATCCTGGCAATGTATACGAAGTATTAAACAGGCATTTATCGGAAAAGTTTGGAATAAGTGTACCTTGGCCTGATAAGTTTGGGCCTAAAGTGTAGTACAAAACATAATAGGATTTGATTGAGGAGGATATGATATGGCTGGAGTAAATAAAGCGATAATAGTTGGAAATTTGGGATCTGATCCAACTGTACGTCACACAAAGAGTGGGCAGGCTGTAGCATCATTCAATCTTGCAACTTCTGAGAAGTGGACAGGCAAGGATGGCAATAAAGAGGAAAAAACAGAATGGCATCGAATAGTAGCATGGGGAAAACTTGCCGAAATAGCCGGAGAATATCTTACAAAAGGTAAACAGGTATATATTGAGGGTAAACTGCAAACAAGAGATTGGGAAGACACAGACGGGAACAAACGACAAACAACTGAAATAGTCGCCAATACTCTCACAATGCTAGGACAGGCTCAGGTAGGCACATCTTCAGATCAGGCAGGATATGGGAAGGATGAAGAGGATGACTTTCCGGATTTTTAATTACATAGAGAGTTGAATAAGGGGTAACAGACAAGTTAAGCGGACGGCGGAACGCCGGTCCAAAATTAAGGAGGATTTATGAAAGAGTTTAATATGTGGGTGGCGATAACTCTTGTTGGGATTGCGGCGTTTATTGCTGCGGCCTCGTAGGGATCGAAAGAGAAAAAACGGCTCAGATGGCAATAGAACGCGGCTTGATACTCAAGCCTTAGAACAACATTTTCAGGGGCTTGCGGATTGAAGTCTGAAACCTTATGACAAGAAGGGGATTATAAAATGGGAAAAGAAAATTCAAACGGAGGGGCAGCAAGTCCCTTGCAAAAACTGGTTATGCCTTTACAGCCTATCGAAAATGGCAGATTTGTGGCAAACCGTATAGTAACCACATTGCTTGATAGTGGCAAGCTTAGCATGAATGACATCGCTTGTATGGAATTTACAGCGCAAGAGAGGATTCAATTTGCGCAGCTAATTGGATACTCCCTCTCTGGATTTTCTGAACTCAGCTATGTGGATGATGAAACCTACGTAGCCGCCGAGAAAGCAGCCGAAGGACAAACCGAAGAAGCGGCCAGAAATGAAACTTTGCGTGAACAGCTTGACGAAGCCAGAAAGGGTGTTAAGGCTGCGGCCAGTGTGCTATTTAGAATACACCCTGATGACTTGCAGGCATAACAATTAAGCTCAACGGATTATGCCGTGAAAGGAGGATAAAAAGTGAAGGATGAAAATTTAGATAAGATGGCAGAAGAGATCGAATCAATAATAAGAAAACATGCTGAAAAAAATGAAATCACTTTTGCAGGTATAATTGGAACCCTTGAGTTAATAAAGGATGATTTCAAAGAAGAGGCGAAGAAGGCATGATTCCGATTGCAGCATTTGGTTATAAAACTTAAACCTTACAGAGGACAGAATGATAATAAACTACGAATTGTATGGCCGAGCGTTCTTTCATTCGGACTGCTCGGTAAGTGAGTATGGCGGGGGGATAGTGAAGCCGATTAAAAACGAAAAAGATGCAACTTTGTGTGAGTGTCTTCATTGCGGCAAAAAAGGATATTACCCTGTTGGCAAAAAGGGCTGCGTTAAAGTTGAGGAAGTTTTATAACGGAGCATTCAGCGGCTTTGCTAAATGCTTAAAATTAAATACCGTGTTCCTTGGTCCGCTGGAATAAGTGGTTCTAAGGCGCGGACAAAATGGAGGAATTATGGGAGAAAATGAATCTGTTAGTATTAGACAAGTTCTGAGGTTGGCGAGTAATTCAAGGGGAGAAAAATTAACTATTGAGCAACTACAAGATGGAAGATATGAGCTTGAAATGATTGATGATGACAATTATCAGCAGAGAATGTTTCTCAGTGAAGCCGATGTTGATTTGTTTATCATGACGGTAGCAGGCATAAAGCCTTAGAACGCTTGAGCTAAGGGGCTGATCAAAACGAAGTTTTGACAGTCCCGCTTGAGCGAGTGGTTCTAATTTTTTTCGCGCTGGCCCGACAGGGCCATGAAGGGGGATAAATGGAGACAAAGACGATAGCATGGTTTAGCGCAGGAGTGTCAAGCGCAGTGGCAACCAAGCTTGCCATAGACCAGATTGACCAGATTATTTACACGCATATTGACGACCAACATCTTGACACTTTGCGCTTTGTGCGGGAATGCGAAGAGTGGTTCGGGAAAAAGGTTGAAATTAAGCAGTCGCCTTATAAGAAAGTGTCTGATGTGCTTCGCGCAGTGAGGTTTCTGAATAGCCCTGGCGGGGCACCATGTACAAATATTTTAAAAAGGCGACTGCGGAAAGAGTGGGAAGCCGAGAACCAGTTTTTTAATTGGTTCAATTATGTATGGGGCATGGATTCCAATGAGGCCCACAGATGCGAAGAACTCCGAGAGTCCATGCCGCAAGTCGAACATATTTTCCCGTTGATTGAAAGAGGACTCACGAAGGAAGAAGCGCACAAGATTCTAAAGGCAAGTGGCATCAAACGGCCTGCAATGTATAATTTGGGGTATCAAAATAACAACTGTATCGGATGCGTGAAGGGCGGCATGGGTTACTGGAACCATATTCGGGTTGATTTCCCAGAGGTATTTAAAGAGAGGGCCGAATTGGAACGTGAAATAGGGGCAACATTTATTCACACAGAGAAGGAAGGCCGCGTATATTTGGACGAGCTAGACCCGGAAAGAGGGAGGTTTGATCCGCCAGTTGTAGAGGAATGCGGCATTATGTGTGAAATGCTGGCGATATGAGAGGGTTTTGCGCGAAAAGAATTATAACCATGTAATATGTGTATCACCGGTGATACAATGAATAAGATACTAAAAGCATCAAAAGGAATGGATTGTATAAAATGCGGAAAGCCTGGGGCGTATGCCTGCCATCTAAATGGGCCTCGCCAGCACGCATATGGTAAAGGCAGGGGAATAAAATGCCACCCCCTTATGACGGCCGAATTCTGCTATGAGTGCGATCGGGAATTCACAGAAGGATCTATGTTGCCTAGATGGAATAATAACAAGTGGGAAAGATCAGAGGAGTTTCACTATTGGATTGCGCTTACTAACATACGGAGAGCAAAGGAGGGGATAATATGCTGTCGATAGACTTGATAAAAAAAGAGTATTTCAGAATTAAAAAGTTATGCGAAAAGCAATATGGTGAGAAGTTGGATTCTTTGACTCAATACGAATATAACAAGAATTGTCAAGAAGGATATACGCCTTATCAGATAAGAAAACAACTTGGGTTGACTTACAACAAATTCAAGACAGAAATAGGAGAAACACTTTCATCTACCCAAAGCAAACCGTTCAGAGAAAAAGTATCTTACAATAGAATTTACTGCAAAAGGGGAGAAGGAAGTATGATATTCGCTAGAGACTGTATTCCAGGTTGCAATGATGCCTGTAATGATTGTGAGAATCCGCAGGAAGGCAATATTAAAGCATCGCCCAGCCTTACCCCTCAAGAAGATTGGGAGCAATGCACAGTAGGCATTCATGGATCAAGTCATGGAAAGACTATCGAAGGTACAATTAATTTTGATTAAATAAAACTTGACTAAGGTTTACAAGATGTGTTATTCAAGATAACATGCAATTAATAAATAGAAAACTAAACGCTGATATATACGACACTGGCAATAAGGACGCTAAAAAACGTATTATTAAGCAGGCAGTCATTTCAAATGGCTTAAACTCTCCAGACTTAATCACGGGAGAGATGTTGCCCACTGATAAGACAGCCAAAACTGAGATAAATGGCACATCTACTCATGCAGCTACACGATGTAGGGGAAAGTTTTATATAGGTGATAAGGTTGGAGCGGTAACTAGGCATCTATGTGAAGTAAGATACCCTAATGGTGATGGCATCGGAGTTAAGATTCAAGGGAATAATAGCTTATCAGCAGTCAACGGGAATAAGGCTGCGTTTCTGGATGATTCAGGCACTTATGAGATAGACAGCGAAATATTGCATCATGGCGTTAGAAATACAATCATGATCAGCGATCCTGTTAATGCTCCCAATGAATATATACTTACCCTTAAAGACAAAGGTAATGCTTCATATACATACGAAATAGTAAATAATGGAATAGTAGCTACAGACCAAAATGGAGGCAAGCCGATATATTTTGGTACTCCATGGGCAGTAGATGCTAATGGAGAGTATGCCCAAGTTCAATATACGCTTGGCAGTAAAGTAGATAATATTCAGACAGTCTATAAGACTATAGACTTAGCATGGTTAAGATCACGAATCGGAGAAGTTAAATGCGACCCTACAGTTACTATTCAAGATGGAGTAGGCGGCGGAGTTATAACTGACGTTATGTTAGTCCCTGGGGGTAATAATTGGGGTGCTACAAATAATGTTCAACATGAAGATGGTACTGGCAACTTAAAAACATTCCTAATTCAAGTAGATTTGTCAGCTTATGCAGGAATGACAGTAGTAAGTGGAAAATGGCAAATTTATAATTATGTCAATCAAGGCAATGATAATTATAATGTAGGAGTCTATCCAGTATTAAAACAGTGGGGAGAAGGTACAGGTAATAATACAGCCCCGAATGTAGGCGAAGCGACAAACCTTGCAGCACAACATACTTTAGTAAACTGGACAAGTGGAAGTTGTACGGGTTCAGGAACAGACCATAATGCTTCGGCATTTACTACATTTTTAGCATCTTCAATAGTAATAAATCAATATAATGATATAGTCCTTGATCCTGCATTGATACAATCAGCATGGATTGATGGGACTAACTATGGGAGCGTATTTAGGGATGTTAGTCTGGCAACAGCTACACCAAGTTCTACATTGAGTTATTATTCATCAGAAGGAACATTTCCACCTAAATTTGTATTGGAATATACAGATGGGCTTATATCTAATCATAGGAATTTACTTTTATTACTTAATAGAAAGAAGAGGTTAAGAAAATGAGCGATAATATAATTACAGTAACAATTGCAAACGGGACAGATACATCAAATGTGGCAAACATAGCAGATGATGAAATAATGGGAATAATATTCCCCACGTTGACAGCGGCAGATATTACATTTTTAGTTGCAACAGATATTAATAATACCTTCCAGACGGTACAAAAAGCAGATCTCTCAGGTGAATATATTATTTCAGCGACTACAGGAGATATTGCAGTATGGACTCCCGAGCTTGCACCTTTTAGATTGCTTAAGATAAAATCATCTGTCGATCAAGGAGCAGATAGAGTAATTGAGATACAAATAAGGAAAAATAGTTAATATGCCTGTTAAAGTTGCAAAAAAAGGCGATAAATTCAGAGTTATCGAAGCCAAAACAGGAAAGATAGCAAAGAATAAGGCCGGAACTGCAATAGATGGCGGTGGTCATGCTACAATGGCTCAGGCAGTTAAACAAGTAGGCGCTGTGAATACTCCACGAGGAAAGAAGAGATGAAAAAGTACGGAACAATTAAAAGAGGTAAAGTTAAGTTTGAATTAGGTTCTAAACAGCATAAACTTTTAGAAGCTCAAAATTTGCCATATAGCGTAGTGACAATAAAAGGTGAAAAGAAATCAATCAAGCGAATGAATACTGGAAAGAAATAGGAGGATCTAATGGCTGGCAAAAAAGACATAATGAGAAATGGAAAGAAAAATGGCAGTACTGAAGTAATACACGGTAAAAAAGTATATGTAGGAAAAGGCACTGGAGAAAAAGTAGCGAAGAAAGCTACCGGAGCAATTAAGACAAGAAATCAAACACTTAAAGACCTCTTCCCAGATGATTAGTAATATTCAAGAAACAGGTATGTTCCCATGCAAGCAAAAGCCTTTAAGTGAAAAAGGCAAGCAAGAGTTTGATCGTATATTCGGGCATGGAGAATATGATAAATCAAAGCATGGCGATACATGGAATGAAGCGTTGAAAGTATGCGTTGAGAAGGAAGTGGAAAATGGCAATAGGAAGACCTCCTAAATATAATACATCCGAAGAAATGCAACGAGTAATAGACCTGTATTTTTTAGCATGTAAGGTGCATCAAGAGGATAATGATCAAAAGAGATTAGAAGATTTGTCAATTGAAGACCTTGATGTAGTAAATAGTATTGAGGATGTAATACCAACAATCTCAGGGCTTGCTTATACTTTAGGGATGTCTACAGAAGCATTAAGAAACTATGAAGGGAAAGATGAATTTCTTGCGACTGTAAAAAGAGCAAAGCAAAGAGTAGAAATGTCATTGGAGCAAAGATTGGCAGGGAATAATGTTACAGGTTCAATATTTAGCCTAAAGAATAATTTTGGATGGCACGATAAGCAACAACAAGAATTATCAGGAGAAGTCACATATACCAAAATAGAACGAGTAATTGTAGACCCCAGAGAAGATAATGGAAAATAATATAGACATGAAACCTTTTCCCCGCCCACATTTGCCAGTAGAGGCGGAATGGAGTGACTTAGGTGATATGTCAGAGATAATTCAATTCAGAACGGAGTATGGCGGTTTTACGATACGATGGGATTGTATAGTTAATGGCAATCACAAAACTATAAACCCTAAAACTATTTTTAAAGATAAAGCCGATATTGAATTGGGAGACACAAGAAGTAAAGTAAGGGAAGCCTTCAAAAAAGAAGCCATTGACGCAAACATTACAGATTAAAACTCCACGCTGGTCAATTCCACTACTCCAGCCAAATAGATATAAAGGCGCTCATGGTGGGCGTGGTTCAGGTAAGTCTCACTTCTTTGCAGAAATGCTAATAGAAGAACACGTAGTGAATCCTAACCAAGATTCAGTCTGCATACGAGAAGTTCAAAGGTCACTAAATCAATCAGTTAAGAAACTCCTTGAAGACAAAATAAAGTCTCTTGATGCCGGAAGATATTTCTATGTACAAGATGCTGTAATTAAATCAGTGCATGGGGATGGCAAGATAATCTTTCAAGGTATGCAGAATCATACAGCCGAATCAGTCAAATCACTTGAAGGATATGATAGAGCACTAATAGAAGAAGCTCAGAGTTTAAGCCAAAAAAGTCTTGACCTATTGAGACCGACAATAAGAAAGCCAGGATCAGAATTGTGGTTCGCATGGAATCCTTATAATGCAACAGATCCTATTGATGTATTGCTGAGAGGAGTAAATCCACCTAAAGATTCATGTGTAGTTGAAGTAAACTACCATGATAATCCTTTTTTTCCTGATGTGCTTAGGGATGAGATGGAATATGACAGAAGCAGAGACATTGATAAATATAATCACGTCTGGATGGGTGGATATGTAAAGAACAGTGAATCAAGAGTGTTCAAAAATTGGAGAGTTGAAGATTTCGACACTCCTGCTGATGCCGTACATAGATTCGGCGCGGATTGGGGCTTTGCTAATGATCCGACAGTATTAATACGTTGTCATATAATAGGAAGAAAGCTTTACATAGACTATGAAGCATATCAAATAGGCTGTGAGATAATGGACACGCCTAGTTTATTTTTGACCGTTCCTGAAGCCGAGAAATGGCCTATAATAGCAGATTCAGCTAGACCTGAGACAATTAGCCATATGAGAAAGAACGGGTTTCCTAAAATGATGCCAGCCGTTAAAGGCCCTAATTCTATCAAGGAAGGTGTTGAATGGTTAAAGACATATGACATTGTAGTTCATCCAAGATGCGTCCATACAATCCAAGAATTGACGGCCTATTCATACAAGATAGATGAGAAAACAGAAATCATATTACCTGAGTTAAAGGATAAAGATAATAATGTAATTGATTCATTGCGCTACGCTTGCGAAGGTGATAGACGTGTTCAAAAGAAAGCCGAAGTTAAACCAAATCAACCAGTAAAAAGTTTTTGGTGAAAAAAAGCTTGCATTAATATAATGTAAGTAATAAGATTACTTACGGAGACTTTTATATGACTGAGAAAGTAAACGACTTACTTACAAAACATTCCGAAGCTCTAGAAGAATTCGCCACAATAGAGAGTTCTCAGAGAGACGAAAGAGAACAAGCCCTTCAAGATAGGAGATTCTATTCTATTGCCGGTGCTCAATGGGAAGGTGATCTAGAAGATCAATTCCAGGGTAAACCAAAGTTTGAAGTAGATAAAATACATCTCTCCGTTATTCGTATAATCAATGACTATAGAAATAATCGAGTTTCAGTAGATTTTATAAGTAAAGACGGCAGTAACAATGAAGAGCTTGCCGATACTTGTAACGGCCTAATGAGATCGGATGAGCAGGATAGCAACGCTGATGAGGCTTATGATAATGCTTTTGAAGAGGCTGTAGGCGGCGGCTTTGGTGCTTGGCGGCTTAGAGCAGACTATGAAGATCATGAAGATGATGAGAACGAATATCAGCGGATTTATATAGAGCCTATTTATGATGCGGATTCATGTGTGTTTTTCGATCTGGGAGCAAAGAGGCAAGACAAGAGCGATGCTAAACGATGTTATGTATTAACTCCTTATACTATAGAGGATTACAAAGAAGAATGGGGAGACGACCCTGCAACGTGGCCTAAAATGATAGGCAGGGAAGAATTCGACTGGAATCCTGCCGATGTAGTTTATGTAGCAGAGTATTATGAAGTTGAACAAGTCAAGGAAACAATCAATATATTCCAGGGGTTAGATGGAAGTGAGGAAAGATATTCAGATAAAGAACTTACTGAAGAATTAGAGGCTGAGTTACTCGCTACTGGCTTCACGAAGGTTAGAGAAAAGAAAGTCACTAAGCAAAAAGTACATAAGTACATAATGTCAGGTGGAAAGATACTGGAAGATTGCGGATATATAGCAGGCAAATATATTCCTATTATTCCGAATTATGGCAAGCGTTGGTATGTAGATAATATTGAGCGTTTTATGGGGCATGTAAGGCTTGCCAAAGATGTAGCTCGTCTTAAGAATATGCAATACAGCAAATTGGCAGAGATAAGTGCCTTGAGTAGCGTTGAAAAACCTATCTTATATGCTGAAGAGGTTGCAGGCTTCCAGACTGAATGGTCAGAAGATAATATAAAGAACTATCCTTATCTTCGCAGAAATCCTATGACAGATGCAGGTGGCAATCTCGTAGGTACTGGAATCGAATATACACGCTCCCCACAAATCCCTCCGGCAATGGCGGCATTGTTACAGCTTACCGATGTTGACATGAAAGAGATACTTGGCAATCAGCAGGCTGGTGAAGAAATAGTATCTAACATAAGTGGTAAGGCAGTTGAGTTAATCCAGAATCGCTTGGATATGCAGTCATTTATTTATGTTAGTAACTTTGCTAAAGCTAAGAAGCGCTCAGGCGAAGTATGGCTAAGCATGGCTAAAGATTTATACGTTGAACAAGGCCGTAAGATGAAGACACTTGACGATCAAGATGAAACAAGTCAAGTAGAGCTTAACAAGCCTATTGTTACAGATGGTGGCGAAGTTACTTATCAATACGATTTAAGCAAGGCTGAGTTTGGTTTGGCTGTAGACATTGGGCCTACATCAAGTAGTAAGAAGGCTGCAACAGTGAGAGCATTAACAGGCATGATGCAGATATCTACTGATCCTGAGACTATGCAAGTATTAGGTGCAATGGCAATGATGAATATGGAAGGCGAGGGTATCCATGAGGTTAGGGATTATTTCAGACAGAAACTAATTAGGATGGGAGTAGTTAAACCTACTAAAGAAGAGATGGCAGAACTACAAGAAGAAATGGCTAGTCAGCCAGCAGATCCAAATAGTGTATATCTTGAAAAAGCTGCTCAAAATGAAGAAGCAAAGGCAAGAGAAGCAGAATCAAGCACTCTTTTAAATTTGGTCAAAGTAGAAGAAACAAAAGCTAAAACTATGAAAACAGAAGCTGAGGCCATCGAAACGCTATCCGGTGTAAGCCGAGAAGAAGCAAAAATGGCTATCGAGATGACTGAAGCTTTAAAAACGGAAACCGCCTAGCCGAATATGGGCGAGTAAGAAAGGAGTCTCTAAGATGGAAACAGAAACGGCAGAAATCGAAGCAAAAGAGAAAGCACAGGAAGAAATTATAGAAGAGGAAGTTGTAGAATCTGAGGAAATTGTAGAGTCTGAGGCTGCTGAGGCAGAGCCAGAAACTACAGAAGAAGAGGAAATGATTGTTTCGATTGGTGAGGAGTCGCCACCTCAAGAGGATAAGGCCCCTGAATGGGTGAGGGATTTAAGAAAAAATCATAGTGAAATAAAAAAGGAAAACAAACAACTTAAAGCTGAACTTGAGTCTTTTAAAGTCAAAAAGTCTGTTGAATTGGGTGCAAAGCCTACACTTGAAGGTTGTGATTACGATACTGAAGAGTACGATAAAAAATTATCTGCATGGTACGAAAAGAAGCGTGAGGCAGACGCACAACAGGCTAAAGTAGCAGAAGAGCAGGAGCGCCAGAATAAGGAATGGCAGGCCACTCTTTCTAGTTATGAGATTAAAAAGACAGAATTGAAGGCTAAAGTTAAAGACTATGATGAGGCTGAAGAATTCATCAAGGAAACTTTTTCTGAAATCCAGCAAGGAGTTATATTGCAAGGCGCTAAAAATCCAGCCCTGTTAATACTGGCACTTGGCAAGAATCCACAAAAGGCTAAAGAATTATCCTCAATTAAAGATCCTGCTAAATTTATTTGGGCAGCGGCAGAAATGGAGACTCAATTGAAAGTAACGAATAGAAAGGCGGCAACACCTCCAGAAAAGACTATAGCTGGCAAAGGTGGACAAGTTACATCATCTGAAGCAGCACTTGAGAAATTGAGAGCTGAAGCGGCTAAAACAGGTGATTATACGAAAGTAAATGAATATAAGCGAAAATTAAAGGAGAAATAAACCATGTCAAATGAATTTTCAAAAGAAGAAAGGGTTGCATTTGAAGAAATGCTAGAAGGTTTTGAAGATAGCCTTGTTCTTTCTCGTAATGTTTCTAAGTACAGCACAGATCAGTCTACAATGGAAAGAACTAATGATGTTATATGGAGGCCACAGCCTTATGTAGCACTTTCCTATGATGGTCTGGATCAGACTGCTAACTTCGGAGATAAAACACAGTTATCAGTTCCGGCTACTATAGGATTCAAGAAATCTTCTCCTTGGCAGATGTCCCCAACTGAATTGAGGGATGCTATGCAGGAAGGCAGGCTAGGTAGTGCAGCAAAACAGAAACTCGCCTCTGATGTGAACGTGGCTATCATGAATGTAGCTGCTAATCAGGGAACTCTGGTAGTTAAAAGGACTGCTGCCGCTACAGGTTTTGCCGATGTTGCTGAATGTGAAGCTCTCATGAATGAGCAGGGCGTTCAGGGATTCGATAGATATCTTGCACTAAGTACCCGTGACTATAACGGTATGGCACAGAGTTTAGCGACAGGCAATGTAATGGAGCGTAAAGCTATATCAGCGTATGAAAAGGCGTATGTAGGTGAAGTGGCATCATTTGAAACCTACAAGCTTGATTATGCTAATAGTTTGACTGCTGCCGCTGGTGGCGGTGCTCTTACTATAGATACTCAGGCTGCTGCAACAAATTATTACGCTCCTGCTGCTACCAGAACTGCCACAACAGGTGAAGTAAGCAATGTTGATAACCGCTACCAGACTGTTACTATTCCCGCTACTACTAATGTAGCTGCTGGTGATTGTTTCACGATAGCTGGAGTCAATGCCTGCCATCATATCACAAAAGGCGATACCGGCAGACTTAAAACTTTCAGAGTTATCTCTGTAGATTCCGGTACTACTATGACAATCAGCCCTCCTATTATATCTAATCAGGGTGGAACTGATGCCGAGGCACAATATCAGAATTGCATAGTTACAGAGTCTGCTACTGCTGCAATAGTGTTCTTGAATACCGTCACAGCTTCAGTAAATCCTTTCTGGCAGAAAGACGCTCTCGAGATTCTTCCAGGTAGGTATGCTGTGCCTTCTGATTCTGGCCTTGCAGTAATGAGGGCTTCTGTAGGTTCAGGAGCTGGATCAGTTGAAGTCGTTTTTACTAAATCAACAGATATTAACACTCTTAAGACAAAATATCGTCTTGATACTCTGTTCGGTGTAGTAAATAAGCAGCCTGAAATGTCAGGTATAATGCTTTTCAGCCAGACATAATCTAAACGGGGGCTTCGGCCCCCAATATTAAACTAAGGAGAATAAATATGTCACAAATCATATACGCAAATGGGAATGCGACTATAACAATCCCAGCAACAGAGAGTATTGCAGTATATACCAGGGGAGTTGCTAAAGTTTATAGGACTGTAGGCTATCCTAATCTTCCCAACACTGATGATCTACTTGGTTCAGTAGACAATACTGAGACAGTATTCGGAGCTTATGCGTCAGGAGCTACTATTTATATTGAGGCCGGAGCTTCACAGGTTGAATATGAAGTAGGTGTAGCGCCTAAAGTGCAGAGTCGTCTAGCCTCGCAGATTCAGGCAACTCCAGTAGCAGTTGATGTGACCGGTGCAGTATCGGCAACAGCTTTGCTTGGCGGTATAGTTACTTCAACTACTGCTGCTGCTGTAGCTGGAACAATCCCAACAGGTACAGTTATGGATGCAGCTTCGGAGTTTGCAATTAATGATTCATTTGATTGGTCAGTAATTGCAACGGGTGCAAATGCTTTCACTGTAACTGCTGCGGCTGGGCATACAATAGTAGGTAATGCAGTTGTAGCAACAGTGACTTCTGGCCTTTTCAGAACTCGCAAGACTGCTGTAAATACTTTTGTAACTTATCGTATAGGCTAAACTTAACGGAGGGGAGAAATCCCCTCCTATTTTAAGGAGATAATAATGGAAATAGTTTATAAAGTACCTGGAAAAAATCACGGGCCAGATGGCAAGACGTTTGACTGGAAGAAAGTTAAATCAAAAGATGACTTTGAAGCAAGTTTAAAAGATGGCTGGTTTGATACTCTTGAAGAAGCTCTTGCAGGTAAGCATAAAAAAGAAAGAAAAGAAGAAATAATAGAAGATATTTCCGATGATGCTCCTACAAGAGAAGAGATGGAGATTAAGGCTAAAGAACTTGGCTTGACTTATCATAAGAATATTTCAGATAAAAAACTACTTGCCTTGATAGAGAAAAATCTTAAGGATTAATCATGTCATGGACTAAACGACAATTCATTGAAGGTGCGTTTGAAGAGATAGGACTTGCTTCATATGTATATGATTTACAGCCAGAGCAATTAGAATCGGCTTTGAGGCGCTTAGACTCAATGATGGCTACATGGAATACCAAAGGAATAAGATTAGGCTATCCTTTGCCCTCAAACCCTGAGAATTCAGATATTGATGATGAAACTAATGTTCCCGATGCAGCTAATCAAGCAATCATAATGAGTTTAGGCATCATATTGGCCCCTGGATTTGGCAAGACAGTTTCTCAAGATACTAAGGTTGCAGCAAAGCAAGGGTATTTAGGGTTATTGGCTAGAGCTACTAAGCCTGTAGAGAAGCAATTTCCTAATACATTACCAAAGGGAGCAGGGAATAAGCCATACCGGAATATTAACAATGAATACATGGACACGCCTACAGATCCGATATTAGCCGGACAAGATGGCCCCATAGAATTTAATTGAGGTGGAAAAATGCCAGAAATTAATCAATTATCAGCAGTAGATGCTTTAGCGGCAGGCGATCAAATTGCCGTTTATGATACAAGCAATGGAGATGCCAGGAAAGCTTCATTATCAGTATTGTCAACATATATCCAGAGCACTCTCACAACTGGTATAAGCTACATAACACAATATGCAGCACCTTCAGCAACAGGTTTTAGTGTCCAAATAACGGATGGAAGCGCAAACATACATCTGATATTAACTCCGGTAGCTGGGTATGCAACTGGAACTATTGTACTGCCGACAAATAGCCTCGTAGTCGATAAACAAGAAGTCTTGGTGAATTGTACTCAGGCGGTGACTACATTGACTATTGATGGCAATGGAGCAACAGCAATTACAGGAGAGCCATCAGCATTATCAGCTAATGACTTCTTCAGGTTGAAATATGACCTGGTAACCAAAACTTGGTATAGAGTGGGTTAATGCAAATCCCTGTCTTAAACGGTATTTATACAGATGAAAACTCCGACTTCAGGACTTCATATCCTCGTAATTTTATGCCAGTTCCTAAGAGCCAAGGTATATCTCAAGGATATTTGCGTCCGGCAGATGGAATAGTATCATTTGGGACAGGCCCAGGAATTGACAGAGGGGCTATAAATTGGAATGGTATATGTTATCGAGTAATGGGAACTAAGCTTGTCAGTATAGATTCTTTGGGCGCTGTGACAGTAATTGGAGATGTAGGAGGAACTACACAAGTATCATTTGATTATTCATTTGATCGTTTAGCGATAGCTTCAAATAATAACTTATTTTATTACGATGGTGCTACCTTAACGCAAGTAGTTGATCCAGACTTAGGAACTGTTGTAGACATGTTATGGGTTGATGGTTACTTTATGACAACAGATGGAGAGTTTCTAATTGTTACTGATATTAATGATCCGCTCTCAGTTAATCCTTTAAAATACGGCTCTTCAGAGATAGATCCTGATCCCATAGAAGCTTTAAGGAAAATTAGAAATGAAGTTCATGCTTTAAACAGATACACGATAGAAGTTTTTGACAATATTGGCGGCACAGGATTTCCTTTCCAAAGAATAGAGGGTGCTCAAATAATGAAAGGTTCAGTAGGAACACATTGCTGTATTGAATATCTAAATGGGATAGCCTTTTTGGGAGGCGGTAGAAATGAAGCAATATCAATATGGTTAGGCGGTGGCGGTATTGCTCAAAAGTTGGCAACTAGAGAAATAGACCAGATATTAAATGAATATACAGAAACAACATTATCATTATCATTGATGGAAAAGAGAACAGATAATAATCATGAATTATTATATTTACATTTGCCGGATAAAACTATTGTATATGATGCTTCAGCTGCGCAAATAACTGGCCAGCCAGTATGGTTTATATTAACTTCGGGAACAAGCGACACAGGGCAATATTTAGCAAGGAATTTTATACGCTGTTATGATAAATGGCTATGTGGTCATACCACATTAACCAATATAGGCTATTTAGATAATAGTATTGCTTCTCATTGGGGGAATATTAACACATGGGAGTTTAGTACACAAATAATATATAACGAAAGCAATGGAGCTATATTTCATGAATTAGAATTAGTTTGTTTAAGTGGAAGAGTCGCTCTAAATTCAGACCCTACTATAAGCACAGCATATTCGACAGATGGTGAAGTATGGAGCCAAGAAAGATATATTAAAGCTGGGAAGATAGGCGAAAGAAATAAAAGATTAGTATGGCTTCAACAGGGAAGTATGAGAAATTGGCGCATACAAAGATTTAAGGGAGATAGTGATTCGATGTTATCAGTTGCTAGATTAGAGGCTAGATTAGAACCGATGGTATTTTAATGGCTGATCCAAGACCTTTAACAAGAGAAGAGTTAGCAATGTTCTTGCCTAATTTAAGGGCAATTAGAGCGTTTGAAAAACTATTTGATTTAATACCATCAGAGATAGAGACAGCACAAGAGAATTCAAGCGATTATAAGTCTGATTCATCATTAGGGATGACTATAAATAATGAAATTAAATCTAAATCAAATCAGGTGTTAATATGGCTTATGATAGAATAACTCCAAAGAAGTTAGCACAGGCCGCAATGCCTGCTGATCCTACAATTAGTACAATCTACACTGTTCCAGCTAAAACAAGAACATTTGTCAAAGATATAGATATTTGCAATACAACGGCAGCTACTTTAAATGCTTATGTATATCTAGTAGCGAGCGGGGGAAGTCCGACAACTTCTAATTTGTTAATTTCTGGTATTGAAGTTCCGGCTAATGGGATGTTTCAATGGACAGGTACGCAAATACTTGAAATAGGTGATACTATCCGAGTCAAAGGGAGTGCTGTAGGTTTGACTACAAATATAAGCGGTGCAGAAGCGTTATGATAAGGGTTTATCCAGATTCAACAAAAGCGAGAGATTCAGTAACAAATGCGATTAATGATATTCAATCGCATCATAATTTTTTAATTAATGTTCCTTACCAAGTAGGCATTGGATTAGGAGTCGTTGCTGGACATAGCACATTTAGAGGATTTGGAAGACGCGAAGCTTTATCAACAGCCACAAATGGTGATGATTTATGGGAAGGCACAGCTACAACACTAGATTATCCAGATCAATCAGTAGGTGAGCAATGCACTGTAGTCTCTACAAGTGTAAATGATACTTTAGCAGGCACAGGAGTACAAAAAGTAGATATTCATTATTTGGATGCTTCGGGAAATCCACAACATGAAACGATATCCATGAATGGAACTACTCCAGTAAATACTGTAGCAACAAATATTAGATTTATTCAATACATGCACACATCTCAAGGAGCATTTGGAGTTTTGGCAGCTGGCGATATTAGACTTTATAGGACAGGAGATGCAACTAGAGTTTATCAAATTATTAAGCAAGGTGGTAATATGACATTAAATACTGCTCGCATGGTTCCATTAGGTAAAAATTTCTATTTGCAAAATATTCAGGCTTCAGCTGCAAGTAATAAACCTATAAATATAAGATTTAGAGCTACTTGTGATCAGGATGGAACCTTAACACCCGGTATATTTATATTCAATCAAATATATGAACTTCAGGATTCAGCTATTCCTGAAAATATCGTAACCCCTAGAAAATTCCCTGCATTATGTATAATTAAGGGAACGGCTTATTCATCTACTGCCGGTGGGCAAGCATCATTAAGCTGGGAAGGATTTATAGAATGAGTGCAACAGTTGTAAATATAATTCCCCGTAAGCATGTAGAGGCAGCTCAAACAACTCAATATACGGCTGTAGGGGTTAAAACAATTATAGATAAATTTACATTAACAAATACAGGCGCAAGCAATGTAGTATTTAGTTGTAATTTAATAGCAAGTGGAGGCGCAGCAGCAGCATCAAATTTAATTATTGATGCTAGAGTAATAGTCCCTGAAGAAGTTTACTTATGCCCTGAATTAGTAGGCCAGACATTAGAGCCTGGAGGCATAATATCAACATTATGTGATACAGGATTGGCATTAACTATAAGTGCAAGCGGAAGAGAAATAACTTAGTAAGTAAGTTAATTACTTTTCTCTTGTAAAAATAGAAATATTAAGTAATAATAAATTAGCCGAGTTTTAGAGCGACCGGTGGCTCAATATCATAAAAGGTGAATTAATGGTAAACGCCAACGATATTGAACAATTAAGAAAATCATTTCAAGCATTATCATTTCCTGAATCTGCTATATCATGGCTTTTAATGATGTATGAAGCTATACAAGTTTTCGATGATTACGCAGATGGCGATAAAGTTGACCGTGAAGAGCTAAATTCTCTTATTTGGAATACATTAGTAGCGATTCCTCAAAACCCTTTCTATTTAGCTAATTCTCAAGCATTATATCCGTTGATTGCTACTTCTATTTTGAAATGGCAAGCTTCTGATACAATTGAACGCAAGAAAAAGGCAGATGCTAAATCATTTATATGGCGTGCTGGATATTATGATTTAGTTTTAATGGTAGGAACATTATGCCATGGATACGGATGGGGAAAAGATAATGCTCATATAATATTAAATTTATATGGTGAAAAATTAGACGATTATTTAAAGGAGTTCAATCATGCCTGATCCAGTCACAGGAATAGCAATCGGAGCACCTATAGTAACAGGTTATTTATCTAGAGAAGCTCAAAAAGAAGCTGCTAGTACAGCAGCAGGAGCGCAAACAAAAGCAGCAAAATTAGGTATCGAAGAGCAGCGAAGACAATTTGATGAATTAAGAGAATTATTGAGTCCATATGTGCAGGCAGGAACAGGGGCTTTAGGCGCTCAACAGGCTCTACTAGGACTAGGAGGCCCTGAAGCACAGCAACAAGCAATTAGTGGCATAGAAACTTCTCCATATTTTCAGGCTTTAACTAGACAGGGAGAAGAAGGAATATTGCAATCTGCATCGGCTACAGGTGGACTTAGAGGCGGTAATGTACAAGGGGCTTTAGCACAATATCGGCCTCAAGTATTACAGCAGCTTATTGAAAATCAATACAGCAAATTGGGCGGATTAACTCAATTAGGTCAAGCTTCAGCAGCCGGAGTAGGGGCAGCAGGCCAAAATACAGGATTGAATGTTGCAAATCTATTAGGTCAATCAGGACAAGCTCAGGCAGCACAGGCACTAGCTCAAGGACAAGCCCAGGCCAATCTATATGGTGATGTGACTCAAGGAATTGGTGCTGGTATAGGCGCATATTTGAATAGACCTATTAACCCTGGCGATTTCCCGACAAGCCAACATGGATCATTTTAAAGGAGATTTATAATGCCAGATTATAGTTTAAATATTGCTAATCCAACTGAAAGATTATTAAGTGGTCTTAAGACAGGAATGGGCATACAAGATATAATGGCAAAACGACAGCAGGAAGCCGCAGCAATGCAAAGACAACAACAGATATCAAATGCAATGGCTGAATTAAGCGCAAATCCTAGTCCTACTGCCGCTGATTATTCACAGGTAGCCTCTATGTTACCTAAAGAACAGGCTGATAGTCTACGGTCAAATTGGGAGCTATTATCTAAGGAAAAGCAGTCAAATCAATTAAGCTTTGCAGGACAAGTATTATCAGCATTTGAAGTTAATCCTGAAGTTGGTCAACGTCTTTTAGCTGAAAGGGCTGAAGCTGAAAGAAATGCAGGAAATGAGAGAGATGCCGCCGCTTATGAAAATTGGGCTGAAATTGCAAAGATTAGTCCCGATGCCGCCAAAAGATCAATAGGAGTTATGATCTCAGCACTTCCTGGTGGCAAAGAAGTAATAGAAGGAATTGAGAAAATTGGTACTGAAGAAAGAAAGATGCAACTACAGCCAGGAGAATTAAAAAAACAAGCTGCTGATTTAGGATTGACAAGCGCTCAAACTAATAAAGTTCTAGCTGAAACTAAAAATCTAGGATTAGAAAGCAAAAAGGCAATACTTGAATTAGAAGCAACTAAAAAAGGTGAATTACCTCCTGAAAAGAGGTTTGATATGGAAAAGAAGTTAAGAGATGATTTTGTAAAAAGAACAAGTAATTTTATCGAAGGCGAGAGAAATTATGAAGTGATTAGATCTTCAGCAGCCGATAATTCCGGTGCAGGTGATGTAGCTCTTGTAACTTCATTCATGAAAATGCTCGATCCTGGTTCAGTAGTTAGAGAAACAGAATTTGCTAATGCAAGAGATACGGCAGGACTGTTGGAACAACTTAAGAATCAAGCACAGAAGGTTCAAACAGGTCAGTTCTTAGGAACAGAGCAGCGTGCAGCATTTTCACGACTAGCCAAACAATATCTTGATGCAGCAAAGAAACAACAAGACAATGTTAAAAAAGATTTAAGTGTGGTAGTTAAAGATTATAAACTTAGCAAAGATAATGTATTTGGAACCGAAGAAACTGAAGCACCTGAACAGCCTACAGGTGGGCCTCAAGTAGGAATGGTAGAAGATGGCTATAGATTTAAAGGTGGTAATCCTTCAGATCCTAATAGTTGGGAGCCCATATAATGGCTAAACCGTGGGAAAAATATCAAGCTACTTCACAGGCTGTTAAACCGTGGGAGAAATATCAAACTCCACAAGTAGAGCAGCCTTTAACAGAAGAGCCGAACACGACAGCAGAAGGATTGGCAGGAGCGGTTGTAAGAGGTGCAGGGCCATATGCAGCAGGGGCGGCTTTAGGTGCCGTAGCAGGTGCTCCTTTTGCTGGTGTCGGGGCAGTGCCAGGAGCGCTTGCAGGCACAGCAGCAGTAGGGCTTACTCAGCTAGTAGGAGACCCTATTGTAAGTACGATCAATAATCTATTCGGCACTCAATATGCACTACCTACAGATGCAATGGCAGATTTATTTACTCGATTGGGAGTTCCTGAAGCTCAGACAGAAGCCGAAAGAGTGGTGCAAGCCGCTGCGTCAGGTTTAGCAGGAGCAGGTGGAACGGCTGCATTAGGCAAGCAATTAATGACGGCAGCAGGGCCAGTAACTAGAGGCGTAGGGCAAACTTTGGCTGCACAGCCAGCAGCACAAATAGTAGGGGGTGCAGGGGCTGGTGCAGCAGGACAGACAGCAGCAGAATTAGGAGCAGGGCCGATAGGTCAAATTGCCGCAAGTCTTGTAGGTGGTCTTGCAGGCGCTAAAATAGCAGGATTAAAGACCATACCTCAAGCCAAGCAACTCCCTTCAGACTTGAGAGCAGCTAAAGAGGCTGGAATTGATATATTGACAACAGATGTGGTTCCTCCGAAAACTTTTGCAGGAAAATGGCTACAAGCTACCGGGGAACGCATACCCTTGATAGGTGCTGGAGAAGCTAGGAAGGGCCAGCAGAAGCAAAGAATTGAGGCTGTAAGAAGTCTTTTAAAGGACTTTGGAGCCGATGATGCTGCAAATGTTTCTGATGATGTAATGAAAGACTTAGCGACAAAGAGAGCCAATGAAGTCAGTAAATATTCAAAAATGAAATCTGATGTTATTAGCCAAATTGATGATAGTCAAACCATAACACCTGTACCTAAGACCTCCGAAGCTATAGATAATCAAATATCAAAACTTCAGGCATTAAAGACTAAAGGAGTTAAGCCAGTTATTAATAGATTGGAAGATTGGAAAATATCTATTCAAGATCAGCCATTAGGTAATATTGAAACGCTCAGGAAGCAGATAGGAGAGAGTTTCAAGGATCCAAAGTTGGTAGCGGTAAGGTCAACAGGTGAAAAGGCTTTAAATAGCATTTATGGCGCTTTAAGAGAGGATATGGGGGATTTCATTAAATCTCAAGGGCAGAGACGTGATTATGAAAAATGGCAAATAGCAAATAAAAGATTATCTAATCTTGCAGGAGAGATAAAAAGTGGTACATTGAAATCAGTGTTAAAAAGCGGTGATGCTACTCCTGAAGTAGTTGATAGATTGCTATTCAGCAAAAAACCTAGCGAAATTAGAACACTATATGCTAATCTAACTCCACAAGGGAGAGCACATGCCAGGACTGCTATTATTGCTAAAGCTGCTGATAAGGCTGGAGGAATAGAAAATATAAGCCCTAATAAATTTACTAATGAAGTTAAAAAATTAGGCCAGTCAATAGGTGTGTTTTTTAAAGGGGATGAATTAAAACGAATAGAAGGATTATCGAGAACATTAGATATAACTAGACGTGCAGCAACAGCAGCAGAAATGCCTACAACTGGAGTACAAGTTGCTTTGCCAGTTGGCGCGGCAATATTAACTGATTTGCTTGGTGGTATGGGAGCAGCAACAGTGGCAGGTGTAACAGTAGGTGGAATGTCAAGGCTCTATGAATCGCCTGCCGTAAGGAATATTTTAATGAAGATGCCTAAAACGATTAAAGGAAGTCCAGAAGAAGCTGCATTATTTAAGAGATTAATTTCCACAATCCAACAGCAAAAGGAGCCAACAGAATGACAGGACAAGCAATAAGAACGCCATTTCCTACTTTTTTTGATTCAAATGGAGAAACATTAGAAAATGGCTATATATACATAGGAACAGCAGGATTAAATCCTGAAACAAATCCTATAGCTGTTTATTATGATAAAGCTTTAACTATACCAGCAGTTCAGCCAATAAGAACTCTTAACGGTTTTCCGGTTAATGGCAATACTCCAATAGGTTTATATACGGCTGCAACTTCATATTCTATAAAAGTTAATAATAAAAATGGAGAATTAATATTTTCAGAATTGTCTGTAGATTTGTCTATTTCTTCATCTTTATTGTCGATAGTATCTACTGAAGTATTTTCATTTCCTAATACTGTAGTATTTAAAAAGGCTTCAGATGTAGCAAGTGCAGCAGCGTTGCCTATTGTAAATGATGGCAATTATGTCGATATAACTGGAACCAATGCAATAACTTCAATAAATACAATAGGTGCAGGTACTTGGATGTTATTGCAATTTGATGGGAGCTTGACATTAACTCATCATGCAACAAACTTAATATTGCCAAGTGGAGAGAATATAGTTACAGAAGCTGGAGATCATGCCTTGATAGTAGAATATGCAACAGGGCAATGGCGCTGTGCGATGTATACTAAAGCTAATGGGCTTCCTGTAAATGTATTTAGAAAAGGTGCCGATGTTGTTAGTGAGGCTGCCTTGTTTACATCTGCCGGATTTCCTGGTGATGGAAATTATGTTGATGTTACAGGTGTAACAGCCATTACTTCTATAATTACAAGTGGACACATAGGCACAATAATAAAACTTCATTTTGATGGAGCATTAACTTTAACTCATCATGCTACAGATTTAATTCTTCCAGGTGCTACTGACATACCAACAGCAGCTGGAGATGAAGCTGAATTTATAGAATATGCTTCCGGTGATTGGAGGTGTACGAGCTATCAAAGAGCTTCTAAGCGACCTGATACAGGTAAAATAGTTCAAACTGTTAATACTCAAACAGGTGCAGTTGCAACAGGAACTACAGTAGTTCCTAAAGATGATACAATCATGCAGAATACAGAGGGTGATGAATATATGACACTTGCAATTACGCCCACTAAATCTACTAACAAATTGCGGATAAGTGTCAACTTTTATGGTTCTAATAGCGCAAATGCGAGAGTGTACGTAGGCTTATTTCAAGATTCAACAGCGGATGCACTGGCAGTAGCTTCAAGTTATACCGCTCCTGGAGATGCTACAATGATTTCATTTGAATATGAAATGGTATCAGGAACTACAAGCGCGACAACATTTAAAGTCAGGGCCGGTGGCATTTTAGCAGGAACTACTACTTTTAATGGTGAGGCAGGAGCTAGACTCTTTGGTGGAGTTTTAGCATCAAGCATAATAATAACTGAAATCGAGGTGTAATATGTTAGGAATGGCATTAGGTTGGAAATTTGCTCATCATCCAGGTATCAGAACAAAAGAAGATAAGATAGTAGCGTGGCCTTCAGCATTAGGAACTAAACCTACTGAAAGCCAAATAGAAGTAATAATAAATGATTATAAGACATTTCTATCAGAAAATCCTGTACTAACTAAAAAAGACAAGATACAATTAATTGAAAATGCAACATCTTTGCAAGCATTGAAAGCAGCATTAATCAAGATAATATCTCAAGGAGGATAATATGGCCGGAGGGCATTCACCGAAACCGAAAAAGAAAAAAGGTAAAGGTAAGGGGAAATGATAGTTTCATTGATGATATTGTTCATTGCGTTTTTAGCTATATTTCAGGATGACAAGAGGCGCTTAGCCGCATTGATATTTGCACTTCTTATGTTGGTTCATGAGGTCTTTTGCCAACAACTCCCAGGATATTTGTATTTCTTTACCGCAGCATTGATAGATATTAGTGCAATGGCGATAATTATTAATTTGAAATATACTACTAGATTAACTGAAAACCTTGTCCATATTTGTATGGGCTTTATTTTATTGAATACTTTAGGATGGATTAATTGGGAAATCGGCATAATTCCTGAAGCATATGTAGTCGGCGCTGCAATCTTGTATATGTGTGTGATAGTGAGCCTATTAAATTGGGATGGTATAGAGGATGGAAACTATAAAATTAATAGGTGGCTTAATATCTTTCGGTTGTTTGATAATTCGTGCGCTCATCATATATCTGGATTATCGAAGGAGGGCTAAGGATGACGGAAGAATCGGCACAGATTGTTAAAGGTTTGGCAGTAGCCGCCCCGACAGTGGCAGGAGGCGCTTATCTTTTAATCGCTCAATCCATAATAGGTATGGTGGGAATAGCAGCAGGAGCTATTTTGTCAATAGTGTTGACAGTCAAGGCGGTAGTAGATATTAAATACAAGAAGAAAATGGAGAAAGCTCAACTAGCCGATATAAAATTTAGACAGGAACATGATCTGCCATGCCGAAGGTGCACAGACAAGGAGGAACATCATGAAAGTTGATATAGTAAGAGTTCATAGTTCTAAGAAAGGCACATTTGGAGTATTACTTGTCGAAGGGATGCCTATTGGAGTTACAGGCGAACAAGATTGGGAAGATAATCAAAGAAACGTATCCTGCATCCCTGTAGGCCAGTATTTATGCAAGAGGGTTACTACTCCTATTCATGGAAATACTTTTGAGGTTACGGGCGTTCCTGGGCGCTCTGCTATACTATTCCATAAGGGGAACTTACCACTTGAACATTCTCAAGGGTGTATTCTGGTAGCAGAGAAGTTTGATCTACTAAGTGGTGAGCCTGCCGTATTGGAAAGCGCACAAGGTTATGGGGAGTTTATGAAAGCTATGGAGGGGATTAGTAGCTTTGTATTGAATATAATTGAAATAAAGGTATAACTATGAAATGGAGCTAGCTTGATATGAAATTAAAAATAATCATTAGCTTAGTTACAATATTGATGTTGCCTGGAACTGCCGGAGCTACTATATACAATACCTTTGCCAAGCAGAAAGCTCATGAAGATCTTGTAAGAAGGGTAGCCATGACTGAAGAGCGTTTTGAAAATAAACTTGTTTACGATAAGATACAGAGTTATTTGAATAGGATATGGGCTCTGGAAGATAGATTTAAAGACAAGGAGATGTCACAGGAAGCAATTGAGGAAATAAGGCGCTTGAGAGAAGAGATTAAGCAACTTGAAAAAGAGATGAAGGAGTAGATATGTGGGAAACAATTAAAGGCTTTTTCGGAAGCGATACAACTTTAAACAAGGGTATGGATATGGTCGAATCAGGAATTGATATGACCTTCTATACTCCTGAAGAAAAATCAATAGCGCACCAAAAAATATTGGATTGGCGCTTAAAGATGGCGCAAGCTATAGGGCCTCAAAGTAAAGCTAGACGTTATTTAACATATGTCATCGGTGGTGTATGGACACATAATGTACTATTGATGACATATTTCTATATCGGCGGTATTTTACTAAAAAGCGAAGCCATGACAAAGGTAGCTGATAAACTTTACAATGTAACTAATGAACTTATATTGCCAACCTTTCTATTGGCGTGTGCATTTTATTACGCTGCAAATATAGTACGAGCACAGAAATAATCTCTCCCTATGCCCTTCCCCTTAGCCTCGTTGTGGATAATACCATGACGGGGTTTCTTTTTTTGTGGCTAAATATTTTTTTGTAATTTTACTTGACACTTGATTATTAGGATGATAATATAAGTTTAAATCAAACTTAAAGGAGGATAAAATGGCTAAACCAGAAACAATCAAGATTGACGAAGTAGAATATGTAAGAAAGGATAGTATCAAAGCATCTATAAAGACCAGCGGAGAGATAAGGATTGTAATCCTTCAAAGAGGTTGGGTAGCAGTTGGTAGGTATTCCAAAAAAGGAGAATATGGCAAGCTTGAAAATGCTAATATAATCCGAGTATGGGGAACAACTAAAGGGCTTGGAGAAATTGCTATTGATGGGCCTACTTCAAAAACGGTTTTAGATCGGTGTCCTAATATAGAATTTCATGAACTCACTACAATAGCAATAATGGATTGTGTGGAGGAAAAATGGGAAAGCAAGCTTATATAGGTGAAGAAGGTCAAGGAGTCGGGTTAAACTCTGGCTATGGCTATGGCTCTGGCTCTGGCTATGGCTATGGCTATGGCTATGGCTCTGGCTATGGCTATGGCGATGGCTATGGCGATGGCGATGGCGATGGCTCTGGCTATGGCGATGGCGATGGCTATGGCTATGGCTCTGGCTCTGGCTATGGCGATGGCTATGGCTATGGCTATGGCGATGGCGATGGCTCTGGCTATGGCTATGGCGATGGCGATGGCGATGGCTCTGGCTATGGCGATTAACTAAGATAAACGAACCAGGAGGCAGATTAAATGAAAGAACATAAATGCAAAAAGTGCAATCATACATGGAGGCCGAGAATAGAAAAGAAGCCTCTATGTTGTCCAGCCTGCAAATCCTATAATTGGGATAATGAATTGAAGGAGTCGAGCAATGAAAAGTCTTGAATGGATGAAGCAAGTTCCGGTAATGCTACTTGAACGATTCTATGCAAAGTGTGAATCACGAAAGATCAGTTATTGGCAAGGCATCATCGAAGCAGTAACCGATTGGCTTAATAAAGAATGAAGCTTAGTAATGTTGATTAAGGGAGGGGAAGATGAGCGAATATAAAGGATTTATTGTAGGAGGTTGTATAGCAATAGCTGGGATGTGTGTCTTTCCTGAAGGGATAATGAGTATTAAATATTGGCTATTTACGGCATCATTGTTTGGTGCGATAGCTGGTGCATCTTGGATTAAAGATTAACTACTAACCATCTACTAATTTATACAGAATTAGTAATTAACTAAGGGAGGCTATCATGCTTAATATAATTTATATTTCTTTTATTATATTTATAGCTTGTTTATGCTGGAATGGATACGCTGTAATCAATAACAAGATAGATCATTGGGGATATACGGCTGTCCTTGCGTTTCTCATAACTATATTGTGTGTGATAGAGATATTAAGGAAGGAGCTATCATGAATCAATCAGAAAAAGAACATATAGAGCAGGGCCATCAATTCAAGCCGAGTGCTACCTGTCCAGTATGTATTCATGGTTCAAAGGTAACTAACTGCCATGTAGAGCCAGTAATGTCTTCTGTGCTAAACAAGTTCTGGGTAGATTCACAGAGAATATTCAACAACCTAGATCCGGAGAAGCACAATGCGTGATCCTCAAGACGCTCCAGACTGCCCAGAAGACAAGTTTAAGGGATACGATAATCCTCTATGTAAATCTTGCCTATTTCTGAAAGACTGTGCTATAGAGGCACATGAAAAAGGGAAATGCTGGGATGATTGCATACACTGTAAGGCTGATCGAAGAGAGCATGATTCTCATCATTGTAGGGATGAAGGAATACAACATCAATGTAGATATTGCCAGGAAGATATGATAACTAGGGTGGATTGTGAGGGATAACGCACAAATTAACCGGCCCCGCAGGGGTCCAGCGCAGCGAGGTTGAATGCCTTGTTATTTGCGCTGTAACTTAGAAAGGATATAATATGAAATTAAGTGAGCAACTAAAACAAGACCATGAATGCTGGGACTTCGGCAAGGCGTTGGAAGGATATAGCGAAAGAGCCAAGGAGCTTGAAGATGAAATTGAAGCATTGAAGAGTGATTTGTTACAAGCACTAGAATGGAACTGGCTTGATGATGATTACCCGAAAGAGTTATTTGATGCGCTTTATGAAAAAGGAAGCAAATAACTAATAATTAACTGGGGCCATTCAATGCCCCAAACAGGGAGATGGCACTATGAAAAACAAAGACGGATCGGTTGAGCAGGATGGCAGTGACGCACCCAAAAGAATACAACGCTTGTATGGAGAAATACGGCATGAGGCCAGTGCTTGAGCTTATCGAAGCTGGAAGCTCACCCGCATAAGCAACCATGCCTTTTAGATAGGATGTTTTGCGCGGGTTTGGAACCTAACCATAGCATTCAGCGGCTTTGCTAAATGCTTCAAATTTAAACCGTGTGTCTTTAGTCCGCTGCAATAAGTGGTTGGCAAGACCGCAAATTAAAAAGGAGAAAAGAGATGGAAATTAAAATTGACGCAGAGCAAGTAAACAAGGTAGTGGCAGATGCAATACTCCAGAGTGCCATTGGTGAAAGCCTGGAAAAAGTAATTAAGGAGCAAGTACAAAAGCTTTCCACAACGTACAACAACCCGATAGAACCGGTAATAAGAAACGAGATACACAAAATAATTCAACAGCTTGTAATGAAAAAATATGCTTCACAGATAGAAGAGTTTGTAAAAGAGAAAGTATCTGAGAAGTTTACAACAGAGCTTCTTGATAAGTTGTGGGAAGCTTTTGTAAACAAGCACTGAGGAGCCTTGCCAACAAAAAGCTAAATCGACACCCGTAAGGGTGGTCGAAATTTCAGCGCAGGGTTATCTTGCGCTGTACAAACTAGGAGGAGTAAATGACGAAGCCATTTGTTTTAAAAGAGGATGAAAAGTATGTTGAATACATTAAAAATACAGGAGGCAACCCAAAAATAGAATGGTTCGATGAAGATTGGGAGCCGATAGGGAGTGAGATAAGAAAGCGACTGAAAAGGCAAAATATTATAGATGAACAGGAAGGGAAAATAATTCTTCTTGTTTCTTAAAGAGGATAGCAAGATAACGTGCTGGGTAACCGGCTGGACAAATAGAAACCAAGGAGGATTAAATGACCGAGACAACCGAGAAGGCAAAAGGACTGAAAGACAACGAAGTTGGCCAGTCCGCTGTTGACCCTAGGGTTAGCCATGAAGACATGGACAACCTGAGACATATGACAGGAGCACAACCTAGATATAAGAAAAGGCAGTGGGGGTTTAGGAACCATTATTGTGCAAGCAAAAGTGGAAAAGACCAAGAATCAATGCAGAGGCTTCTTGCTGCCGGATATGTTGTGCAGGGCATTGAGCAGGAACATTCTATTTTTTTCCACGCGACGGAAACTGGTTGCAAGGCTATTGGAATGAAGCCAGCGCAGATTAGAAATGCACTGAATGGCTAACGCTTGAGTTCACCGGCTGGCCGCAGTTTGGCCAGTCCGAGTGAAACGACTGGTTATGCGGGTTTTAATTATTGGGGAGGCACGAAAATGATGACCGACAATGAACAATGGAAGCAAGATTTTGAGAGGGCCAGGCATTACCGAACCGCGCTTGATGAGATAGCGGGAATGAAAATCCCGTACTGTGACGCTAATGATGTAGCAAATATGATGCGCGACACTGCAAAGGGGGCGATTGCCAACTTTATGCCGGAAGAATCTCACTTGTGGGCCAGGATAGCAGAGCTTGAAGTTTGTATAAGACAAATGTGTAACAACGCTCTCGACCTAGGTTATTGTGATATGCGCGACTGCAAAGACTGTAAAACTTTTAAATGCGTGGGGGTAGAAGAAAATGTATGACCGGCATTTAACGATGAGTGACGCAAAAGATGAAATGCAAGAGCAACAGCGGCAAGAAAAAATACGCTGGTGGCGTGGCATTGCAGAAAAAACCAAATGGCCCAATTCCGGCGTGTATTTTGTTCTCCCGGACAACCACCCTGAGGCGACAGAGAATGAAATGATCTTGCTGCATGAAACCGGGCCGGAGATTCCTTTCCGGATTGATGAAGGTGAAAGCATGGAAGACATAAAGGCATTTTTTGGAGAAGTGTTCCCGGATGCCGATGTGTTAATTCCTCTTTCCGGCTAACCATGTAATATGTGTATCACCGGTGATGTAAATGAATGAAAAGCATATAAAGCTACGAAAGAATCAGACCGCTAAGCGAAAAAGATTGATATTAGAGCGTCCTGCGCCTGATTATCCTGACAACATAAATCCGCTTGATTTCTGGGATGAAATAATTGTAATTAGGCATACTCCCTATGGTGATAGACAAACTAATATTGCCTTATATATGTGTCCCGATAAAATAGATTCTCATTATTATAGCCGAGATGGATATATGAGGTTATTAAATAAGCGCCCACAACGTATCGGATCATATAAAGTAGGTGAGTTGGTAGGCAAACTATTGGGAAGAAGAGGGCGGCATGATGAGTAGTTTCATTTGCCATGAATGTGGCAAGGCGATAATTGACCGGGATGGATACGTAACAGGATGTGAGCATTACCCTGTTGAAGATTTTACCGAGTTATCCGGTAAGCATATGGATAGAATGAGCCAAGAAGATGCTGATTTGTTGGCATATAGGCAGATGAGAAAACAGGAGGAGTTATTTTGAAAATAATAGGCATTGATCCTGGAACTAAAACAGGTGTAGCGGTATATGATAAGACCCTAGGCAGACTAATTGATGTTTTTATGACTGATTTTTGGGGAGCATACGAATATATCAAAGACAATCAACATGATATTCTAATCCAAAAAGTTATTATCGAAGTTCCTCAAACTAAGTTCAACTGGCATAAGTCTCAGCATTCTACCACCTCGGCAAATGTAGGCGGAATATATCGAGAGGCTAATTTATTGGCTGAT